GACTCTCCGTGGTGGTGCTAACTTCCTCGTCTGCGGACCTGAAGTTGCCAACATCCTTGAGTTTACCGCTGGCTTCCGTGCTTCCGTCACTCATGACGACGACACTGGTTCTGTCGGTGCGGTTAAGGTTGGCTCGCTGAGCAAGAAGTTCGACGTTATCGTTGATCCTTACTTCCTCCGCAACGTCATCCTCGGCGGTCGCCGTGGACGCTCATTCCTTGAGTCTGGTTATGTATACGCACCTTATGTGCCACTACAAACCACACCTACTATCTTTGGCCCAGAGGATTTCGTGCCCCGTAAGGGCGTGATGACTCGTTACGCCAAGAAGATGGTTCGTCCTGATATGTACGGCCTCGTCGTCATTCGCGGACTGTTAGGTGAGTCTGGTGCAACTAGCTAATTAAAGCTTTAACGCACACTAATAACGCAAAGCCCTCTTTCGAATTTCGGAAGAGGGCTTTCGTTTGTGGTAAACTACTTATGTATATGGATCATAAGATTCGTCCTATGTTTGATGACATGATTATAAATGGAGGGTTATAAAGATGGGTGGTAAAAGAGTGGGCTTGGCAAGAACCCAAGCATTAATACAGAATTTAAAGAGAGAATTAGCGATGGCGGGCACACAACTGTCTGGAACGAAACTCGCAGTTAAAAGTGTCACGGCAGACACTACGCTATCGGCGGAAGACAGCGGAAAGGTGATTTGGTGGGATGCGTCTACCTCTAACACTATTACGCTTCCCACAGCTGCCGCCGGCCTCAGTTACAAAATTATCCTCAAGGATACAGTGAATACTGACGATGCTGCCCGAGTTAGAGGCGCCCCAGGAAACCCCTTTTACGGTCTTGTGAGTCTTACTTCAACGGGCGCCGACGGCAAACTTGCAACCCAGGCTGTGGATTATGATACAGCAACCGGCGCGCCGCCGTCCTATGCCTTTATCAACTTCTCACCCGATGCAAACACTACAGGTGGAACTTCCGGTGATGTTTTGATAATTACGGCCGTCGACACTGCAGCTTGGCACGTACAGGCAACATTGACCACAACAGGCACTGCGCCTGCATCGGTTGCAGCTATCGGCTCTAGTTGATATTAGGGTTTTTCATTTAAGAATTAAAATATATCTTTATATTTATCCCCCTCTTCGGAGGGGGTTTTTGTTTGAAAACACACATGTCTGAAAAATACCGCCACCAATTTTTTGAGATTTTCACTTTTCATTTTTTAAAACTACTTATTACTGTACTTTAAGGAGGATCATTATGCATCCAAGACGACGTTTAATGTTGAAGACGCGCGAGCGCCACCAACAAGAAGAAGCTCCAGTAGCGGCGCCCAAGGCCGTACCAGTTAAAGAGGAGGCCGCCCCCCCAGCATCTGCTCCCAAGAAAGCGCCTAAAAAGGCCACAAAAGCTTCTACCAGGCGTACAAAGAAAGCTTCTTCATAGCGGACAAGATAAATTAAAAGTTCGTGATGAAGATTTGCTTTCAGCATTACTATTTATGTAATAGGAGTACGCATGTATGCCAACGAATCTAAGTCCAGTTTCTAAAACTAGCGCAGTTATTTTATCATCCACTGGTTCTACAACTGCGGTCACCGGCACATTGCCGTTTGGGGTCTATACAGGTTCGGTACCTTTCCTAAGTGGTGCCTCTGCTCAAGTTTCTTATGTATATAAGAAGCTTGGGGGTGATGTAGTAGATATCGAGCTTACGCCCGGTAATGTGTATGCGTCCTATGAAGAGGCAGTATTAGAGTATTCCTACATTGTTAACCTACATCAAGGTAAAAATGTTCTATCGAATGTATTAGGCTCCCAGACCGCCTCCTTTGACCATAAAGGAGATATTGTATCTGGACCCTCTGGATCAAATCTTAAGTATCCTCGCTTCTCCTTAGGTTATTCAAGACGCGTAGGTGATGCTGCAGCAGCAGCAGGTGGTTTTGGTGGGACAATCCCACAATATTCGGCTTCCTTTAAGGTTGTTCGGAACCAACAAGACTATGATCTGCAAAGTATCATCCAGAGTGCTTCGGATTCCGGTGTGGATGATGGAGGTGACGCGGTAGATTATTCAGGTAAAGTCGGAGATAAGAGAATAATCGTTACGAAGGTATATTATAAATCTCCGCGCGCAATGTGGAGGTTTTACGGATACTATGGGGGCCTGAATGTGGTTGGCAACTTCTCAACTTATGGGCAATTTGCTGATGACTCTACATTCGAGGTTATCCCTACATGGCAAAACAAGCTCCAAGCGATGGCATATGAGGATTCGATCTATACTCGAACTTCTATGTACTCTTTTGAGCTTATAAACAATAGGCTTAAACTTTATCCCTCCCCAGAACACTATGGATTTGGGGATGCTTTAAATGACCGTTTTTGGGTGAGATTCTATGTAGACTTAGAACCCTATGAGTTAGATGGGAGCGTAGATACCGGCATTGAAGGGGTGAGTAATATAAACACCCTCCCGTTCGACAATATACCGTTTGCAAACATCAACGCAATTGGACAACAATGGATTCGCAAGTATTCTCTCGCTCTATGTAAAGAGATGCTAGGGCAAATTCGTGGCAAATTCACTACTATTCCCATTCCTGGCGAAAGCGTAACGCTAAATCACTCAGAATTGTTATCACAAGCAAAAGCTGAACAAGAATCACTCAGGGATAAGTTGAAGGAAATGCTCAAGGAGACTGAATATGTTGCATTGGCCAAGCAAGATCAAGAAATTACGGATGCAGCAACCAACGTACTGAAGGTCACACCGTTGCCGATTTTTGTGGGGTGATAACAGATGTCTAATGAATGGAAACGTCCAGATTCTCCACCCCCTCCTCTTTTCTTAGGTAAGAAAGAGCGCGATCTTGTTAAACAAGTCAACGACGAGTTAATTGAGAAGGTAATAGGACAACAGATACTGTATTATCCTATTGATCTTGAGCGCACGAAGTTTCATGAGTTATACGGCGAAGCCATTGAAAAAACTTATCTTCCTCCTATTCGCATTTATGCATTGGTGGAATATACAGAGTATACTACCACATATCTAGATGGTGTAGGGGTCGATAAGTCATGGGAGATTAATATACATTTCCATAAGAGAAGATTGGAGGAAGATCAAAACCTTTATGTGCGTGAAGGTGACTTTGTTTTGTATAATGATAATTACTATGAGATCGTCATACTGAAGGAGCCCGAACTCTTGTTTGGTCAAGCTGGTCAAACATTTGAGATCGTCGCCCAATGTAGGAAAGCTAGACAGGGACTTTTTGATGCTACCTGATAATTTTGATTTTGCAATGTTGCCTACGGGTTCTGGAGAATACTCTCTTAGAGAAATCGGGATGCTATCTTCGACTCTCGAAGATATTGATTATTCTATCGTAAGCTGGTTGAAAGAAGATTTAAATTTATCTGCACGTAGTAATCAGGGGTTCAAAAAAGTGCCAGTATTGTGGCAGGTCCCAGAGCGCGCCTTTCAAGTTAAGAACCGCGAAGCCCTGAGAGATGATAATGATGCTATCATCTTGCCTGTGGTGAGCGTAGAGCGTACTAATATAAACAAAGATCCGGCAAAGAAAGGATCCTATCAAGCTAATCTCTACTCAGATAAGAGAAATGGCCGCGCAGGAAGGTTTGTTATTGCAAAACGGATTGTTCCAGACAAGACAAGGAATTTTGCAGTAGTTGGCAACACCAGACGAGAAAATTATACATCAGGAACAGAACAGCGCTATTATCCGAGAATTAACAAGAAAATCGTGGTTCAAACACTCTCGATCCCCATTCCAGTATATGTGAGCGTGGATTATAAAATTCTTATTAAGACAGAATATCAACAACAGATGAATGATTTAATGGCCCCTTTTATGACGAGAACTGGTCAAATCAACTCGTTTGTAATGAAAAGAAACGGCCATTCTTATGAAGCTTTCATTCAACAAGGATTTGCCCACAACAACAATGTCAGCGCTTTAGGTACTGATCCTCGCGAGTTTACAACCGAAGTAACGATCAATGTTTTGGGTTATTTAATTGGCGAAGGGATTAACGATGATCGCCCCTTGGTTAGAATTGAGGAAAATGCGGTTGAATATCAGTTTCCACAAGAATCTACAGTTCCTGCGGGTAATTCTAATCTTTGGTTGAAGTAAGACCAGATCAGGAACTAAATATTGAAAGTTGCCTATCCTTTTGGATTTAAAAATACTATTTAAAGTATGATTAGGCATCAAATATACTTGCTTTTCAAAAGAGGAACCACAATATGTCAGTAAAAAGTTTCAAGTTTGTATCTCCTGGGGTGTTTATCAACGAAATTGATAACTCATTCGTCCCTAAATCGGCAGAAGCGATTGGTCCAGTAGTGATTGGGCGCTCTACGCGCGGACTCGCCATGCAACCAACCAAGGTTGAATCATACTCCGATTTTGTTAATACGTTCGGCGATACCGTCCCAGGAAATGGAGGTGGTGATGTTTATCGCGACGGTAACTATCAATCTCCAATGTATGGAACATACGCCGCAAAAGCGTTTTTAAGAGCCAATGTCGCTCCGCTTACTTATGTGAGACTTCTTGGACAAGAAACTAGCGTTGGTTCATCCGCCGGCGGAGACGCCGCTGCAGGTTGGAAAACTGATTATACTATCACCGCTGGCGCTGGCGCCAACAATGGTGGCGCATACGGACTTTTCGTGTGGCCATCGGCTTCTGTCGCCACGTCATACGATGGTACTGACATCGGAACTGGTTCCCTCGCCGCAATCTGGTATTTGAATGGCCAAGGTACTACGCTAGTATTAAGTGGTGCATATTATGATGGTCAAGGCACAGCCGGCCTAACTGCGTCCGCTGGTCACTTGGTCACCTCTGATTCCAACGGGCTGTTCAGAGTACAGATTAGTGGTACTACCGGAACAGAGACGGTTCTGTTTGACTTCGATGATTCAAAGGAAACATTTATTCGCAAGCGCTTCAATACCAATCCACAACTTTGCTCAACTGCCGGAACGTTCTATCCATCTGATTCTATTAAGGATTACTGGTTAGGAGAGACCTTCGAGCAGGAACTCCGTGATGGTGGCGACGGCGCCACCGGCGACTTAACGGCCAACGACAATCTGGTTGGTATTATCGTAGGTATCGGACAAAGTGGCTCCTCTGGTGTCACTTCAGGAAATGATCCCTCACAAATGAAGGGACAAGCATCAGCCGAAGCCAAGGCCGGCTGGTTTATTGGTCAGGATCTCGGCGCCGCCGCCTCTTATAACCCAGAAGCTATGCAAAAACTATTCCGCTTGATAGGCCGCGGCCACGGTTCGTGGCTCGACAAAAACCTTAAGGTTTCCATCGAGAAGATTAGACAATCAACAACCACAACTACCGAATATGGTACCTTCTCTGTGGTGTTACGCAACCTTCTTGATACAGATAACAAGGTGGAGATCGTTGAGAGATACGACAACCTCACCCTTGATCCCACTTCCCCCAACTATGTTGCTCGCATTATTGGTGATACCTATCTGAGTTGGGACACCACAGGACGCAGACTTAAACAATATGGCGAATACCCTAACCGTTCTCAGTTCATCCGCGTTGAAATGAACGCTGATGTGGACGCTGGTGCGACTGATGCCGTCTTGCTTCCATTCGGCTACTTCGGTCCTCCCAAATTTGCTCGTATCACCGGTGTGATCGGCACTGGCGTTGCCGCTACGGCCGGCTCGTTCCTTGTCGGTGGTGAAAATATTCCTCTCTCTGGCCTAGATTACCTGGGACTTCGGACAAGCAAGATCACCGCATCCTTCGGTATGCCATCGACGCGCCTCCGCGTGAGTGCGTCCGCTGGTGGTTTAAGTGATCCTACAAACGCTTACTTCGGAATGTCCACTACTAGAATTTCTAGTTCAACACGTCCCGATGCTAGCGTAGCTGATTCACACAGATTGTGGTACCCGAGCTTCCCAGACGATCCAGTTGGCACTGCGCCAGTGGACGGTATTAAGGGATTCGGCTATGTATTTTCACTAGATGACGTTACATGGGATAGCACCAAGAATGGTTATTACTATCTTTCCGGCTCGCGCCGAGCCGAAACATCGGTCACTAGTGGGTCTTACACCGAACTACTAAACGCCGGATACAGCCGCTTTACCGCACCTTTCTGGGGTGGTTTCGACGGTTTCGATATCCGCAAGCCCGACCAATTGTATAACAACGGAATGGCTGCATCTTCCACGGAAGATAACTCATACATTTATCACACATTCCGTAGGGCGATTGACACAGTAGCTGATCCTGAATTTATCAACATGAATTTGTTGACAGTTCCAGGGCTCACCAACGATGCGCTCACCACTCATATGATTAATGTGTGTGAGGAGCGCGGAGATGCCATGTCGCTTATCGATCTGGCAAGTGTATATATTCCACCTCATGAACAATATTACGCTGACAAAGCTAGCCGCATTGGAACCACTCCGACAAACGCTGCAACGGCTCTAAAGGATCGACGGATCGACTCCAGTTACGGCGCCACTTTCTATCCTTGGGTTCCAACCCGCGATGAAGCATCAGGCCAGCTTGTC